TCGCAATCTCCCGTTGCGGCATCTGTAAATGGTCCATCCTTAAATGTAGTAGATGACCCTGCATTCATGGCTGACAATGCCAGTGTTTTTTTATGCTTCCAAGAAGACTGTTTTAAGTCTTGTATATCATATTTGTCGTGGTCTAGTACAAACTCTCTACCACACAATTGAGTTGTTATTACATAATGTACCCACACATATCCGGTTGTTTTAGTTGTTGTCGTTGCTGTTTCAAATGTTGTATCTATTTGTATATCTGGTTCTAGGCAGGCTAGATTACCACCGCCTGTTGAGTCAACATCTCCTCTTTCATCAACTAAGTCGTCTCCCATTGCAACTAGTGGCTCTCTAACTGTGTCACATATTATAAGTTGAGAATGTAGGTCAGCGTGTGGATTTGGATTTGTTCTAGTTTTAGTTACGGTCGTAAGTTCTTTATACAAGCCATTTGGAAAGTTTGTTATGATTGATATTTCATCGATGCTGGCTTTTTGGTCAGTAAATGTTAAATCGCACTCAAATTCTGGATCTGTCTGTCCGTAATTTCTTAATGGAGCACCATCACTTGTAACGGTAGCATCTAATGTTGGTGGTGGTGTGACTGTCGTTGTTGTAATTAAATCTACTGGTGGTACACCCATAACGTGTGTTGGTGGTGGATTCCATTGGGTGTAATATGTTGTTTCAGAGAATGCACCGAACCCGCCAACTCCACCTTCACCGCCACTTCCGCCTTGGCCTCCTTGTCCGCCTTGTCCGCCAGTTCCGCCTGTTGTTGTGATATCGGCTTCACGCATCATATCACTTAATGATTTTGATTCCCATTGTCCATTGTCTGAATTCCAATAGAGAACCGCGTCTGAGCGTTTGTCTGTTGCTAATACGTCTGACAGGTCGTTTAGAAATGTCTTTTCTTTTTGTGCTTCTATCGGAACATCTAACGCACCAGTTGATGGATTGGCCACCAATGGTTCAGTGTCTTCGATTGTAAAAGTCTGGTAGTTTGTTGTATTTCCAGCGCCTTTTGTTATGACCACATCAATGTCTTCATAGTTTGCTTTGTCTGTTTCTGGGTCAATTACGTGTGTACGATTGATAAGTACTGCTTTGGCGTGTTCAGCGTTGTTAATACCAGGTGTAACATACACATTTGTGTTGTCAATAACTGTCGCTGGGTCTTGATATGATAGTCCAACAATAGGACCTTCAGATAGTGGTATTCTAATTGTTTGTCTAACTTTTGACGGGTCTAAATCACTGAGAGTTTGTCCTGTATCATACTGTGTACTTGACATTCCAACGTGACCGTATATAATTGGCACAATACCTCTTTCAATTTGATAGCCCATTTCTATACCATCAGCAGTGACAGGCTTTTCGTCTTTAATGTTCTTATTTGCAGTATATGTTGAGAATTGTACTTGTGAGCCGTGTATATCTAATGCATTTGTAACTTTGGCTGTTTGTGTAGTTTGTGCTAATACGGTTTTATTATATTTCTCCATATCGACTTCAAACTTGCCCTCCTCGTTTACATCAAGGATACCTTTATATCTGTTTCTTAAATGTGTCTTATCTGCTGGCATAATTTATATATCCAATATGTTGCAACTTTTTCTGTTAAGTCGTTCTGTACTACGGTTAGGTGTTAATGCAAATGATATAGTACTTGAACTAAGTATATTAACTTTTTTAATGTAGTATGTCTGTGGTTGTACTGCTTCTGAACTAGTCACAAACACTCTTCTTCTCTTAACTATGACGCCTCTATATTCTATTAGGTCAAGATTGGGCCACGATGATAGTGCATATAGTAAGTCTGCTGCCACCGTCAACTGAGGTTCTGCTGTTGAACCTGTTAAGTCTGATAAGAATCCTGATGCTTTAAAGTCTATGTGTTCATAATCATTCACCTGCCACTGAAACTTAACTTGTTGTCCAGTTTGTGGACCAGAGCCAGTTTGTAGGCTTGATGCTATATACACTTTTTCTGTTCTACCAATTGACGTGAAGTCAAACTCTATCAGGTCAACTATAGGGTCAGTGACTAGTTTTTGTGCTTCTGCTTCAATGTATGCCATTATAAGTCAAAGACCTCTCTCATAGATGCTGAAATAGTTCTTCTATCATTATCTGACATTTCAACATTGACTTCTAATAGATGAAACTTCCCGTCTGTTGTTAACATCTGATTAGCAGTTATGGTAATTGGGTCACCCGACGCTTGTACAGTATCATATACAGATAGTACTGTCGCCGCGTCTATTGAACTAAGATTCTCGTGTATTACTACAATGTTTCGTATTCTATTATTGATTCCTAACGGTGTTCTTTGTATGTATCCGTCACCAAATTCTACAAGTCTTGTTCGGCCTGATTGTGCATATGATGAGTTTATAGACAAATTGTTTGGTAATGGTATACTAGGCATTTGATAATCCTCCATATCTGTTATTTTGAATCATAACGTCTAAGGCAGCCTGGGACGCAACACCCGTGATGAATTTATTAAGGGCAAGTTGACTTTCACCTGGGTCACCACCATCAACGTTCAGTCTGTTGACATTAACTGTGAAGTTTGTCGGTACTGACAGACTTGATGTTATTAGTCCTTTTTTACCGTTCTTGTTGAATGTACTAGTACTGCTAGTTTTTTCTTTGATTTTATCAACGACATCTAATGTTTGGTTAACATTCTTATTACCAGTAACTTCAATTTCGTCGTCTTCACCAAATCCAAAGAACTTAGCGATTTTACCACCAAATTGTTTAATTGCTGTGAATGCCTTTATTATTCCATCAACGAATCCTGAAATAACTTCTGCCACTTTTGTGACTATCGTTATGAGTACTTTAAATATTGGAAATGTAATGTTCTTAATCCACCATCCGATTGCTTTAAATGCCGCTCTAACTGGCCACAATGCCTTCCATATTAATGGGAATACCACTTTAGCCAATGGCCCTAGAACTTCTCCTATAGCACTGAATGCCGCTCCTATTTTGTCTGCAATTGGTGGCATAACTCTAAGTGCACCCTCGATTAATTTATTTAGAACTGGTAGCAATGGTCGTATCGCTTTTGTCATCAGTTTACCAAATGAATTCTTCAGTCTGGATATATTATCATTGAACATTTCTGCCATTTTGGCATCTTTCAATGAGATAATATCTGTATGATTTGCTGTTTCGTCTAATGTTGCTTGTAAGTCTTCTGCTGTCTTATTAATTGACGCAAACTGCTGTTGAATCAAAGGACCAGCACGGCCACCTACTACTTTAGCGAAGTCTTCAGTTGTGATTCTACCCTCGTTGAGGGCATTGGTCATTTCTATTAGCAAGTCTGGGCCAGTTTTTAATTCACCGTTCGACTTTCTAATTGAGTTACCAAGTTTGTCTGTTATTGCTTTGTATGACTTCTGGCCTTCTGTACCTGCTTTTAGTCTGCTGGTTGTTTGTAACAGGGCTCTATCGTATGTCGCGGCTTCGATGCCCGCTTCACTCATTGCTTGTTTAAGTACTTGGAATCCCTTGAATCCCTCGTTAGATGATGCGGCACCAGCGGCTCTGGCTGATTTAGCCAATTCATCCATATCGTTAATCTTATTACCGACAAGTTTAATGGCAGCAAAGGCTGTACCCGCAACAGCGGCTAAGCCCATTGCACCTTTTAGTTTTGTCATCGAATTGCTTGACTTCTTAATAGACTTGTCTGCTTTCGACATATTCTTGTCGAACTTTCTGGCTTTTCTATTAAGAGGGTCAAACTTGTTGGATAATTTATCTATTGAGCCTGATGCTTTGTCTTCTGCCGTTATCTGAATTTTTGCTGTGTACTGGTTTGGCATTATTTGCTCCTTTCATTTTTCAGTTCAAAATATGTGTTCCAACCAGCATATTCTGCCCTAGACATAGTCATAATGTCTTCAACCTTCATATTCAGGTGTTCCGCAAGTTGGAACATAAAATAGACATCGTTATCCGCTTCTACTTTTTTTTTATATCCTCAATTTCAGGCTCGTAATCTAATATTTCTGACGACACACGAGTTATGACCAATGGGTCTACATTGTTCATCAAGTCGTACTTGTCTGCTCCCACAAACATTTTGCTTCCATCTTCATTTAACGCCCGTATGATTAATACGGTAGCCATTGCTTCGGCTAATTTACCTTCAGAGTGTAAGGCGATTATTGCTTCTGTTTGCTTTAATGTTGCAGATGGTTTAAAGTATATCTTTGTCTTCCATTCTTCAACATCAATCGAAACTAAATCACCGCCTATTACAC